CGTAGCAACAGCAGAATCATGTCCAGCAACAATTGCACCATAATGTGCGCTTGAACCATTAGTATCAATGGTAGCTGGACCTGTTCCTATTGAAGGTAGGTTGTTAGACATATAAACTCTAAAACCACGGATCATGCCAGAAATAATACGACCATTACGAAGAATGTCTGGATCACTTGAAGCAAAATCACTATTTAATAGCTTAGAGTTTTCGTCATTAAGCTGTTCAGCGAATACTGGATCAACAACAACCCAACGTCCATCACGGTCAACATTTTGTTGATCGAGTAAACGAGCCATACGGTTTAGAACTTCCAAAGGAGTTGCTTCACCAGTAGATCCGTCAGGATGTAGGGCTATTGAGTCGGTAGCAGCACCACCAGAAACAAAGCTGTCGCGAGCAATTAACATAGAAGCTAGTAAACCATTAGCAGCTGCTCCTGCAATAGGATCAGTACCAGATTTATCAGCAGCTACTCTAGCGGTTCCAGCATTAGCACTAAGCGTAGCTTGTTTGAAACCTGTCAAGTAACCTAGAACTTCTTGGTCAAATTGATCTTTTAGACGATAGCCAGCACGATCACTAGCCATTGACTCAAAGTTTACATGAGAATGAGCTTCCTCAATGTCATCGATTTTAAAAGCAAAGTAGTTAGCTTTATCGACAACAAGAGTAAAGTCATCATCTTGTAGGTCTTGTGGAGTTACTTGCGTACCCCTTGCATATTCAGAAATTGTGATTTCTGGTTCTTTGATAATACGCACTGTATCACCAAAATTAGATATCTCACCAAAGTAATCACTGTTGGTTATATCTTCACAAACACTAGTTTTACGGAAAGCTGATTGTACCTTCTTACTGTAAATTACAGGAGAGAAGTTACCATTAGGTAGATTTCCATAACCAGTTGCAGTCTTAAAAGCCATTGGTTATCTCCTTTCGGCTATTACGAAACGAGCCAACTTTGACAGTTTCAAGGCTACATCTTTAGGGTGTAGGATAAACCTGGCCTAACGATTGTAGGTAGTTGATATGTTTAGAGTTAGCGTAAACAGGAGGTAGTCTATAAAGAGGCTCCTAAAAGGAACTAGCCAATGTTTTAATCATCAGCTAGTTATATAATTGTATATAGTATATCACATTTGAATTAATTTGTCAAGCACTTTATCTTGCTGCACCAGTTAAATCATATACAAATGTACCATTTTTTACAGATTCTGAGATAGCTTCTTCAAATTTATCCCAATCTCTACCACTAAGATTTTTTACTCTTGACTCTGACCATACATTTTTATCTACTGTTGTAGGTTCTTCAGAGCGTTTAGTATTAGAAACAGACCTAGCTGCATCTTTAGTAGCACTAGCTTTTTTAGATCCTCGTTTAGTTTCTAACTTATACAAGTCTATTGCTTTGGCTGCTGCAAGATGATCTGTGTCATTCTCATATAATGCAGATTGTATCCACTTAGGTTGTTCTGCTACCCAATCATGAAACTCTTGATCTGCTCTTATATCTGCAAAGTCAGGGTGAAGTTTTTCTAGTTCACTTTCTGCTCTTTCCATTTTAACTTTAGTTTGCATTTCGTCTACGTAACGTAGTTTTTCATCTACATCTTTACGTGCTTCTAATGCTTTCTTAGTTGCAATGGTTTCTACTATCTTTGCAACATCTGGATATTGTTCAGACCATTTTTCTAATTCTTCATCAGTCTTAGGTAACTTTACCTGTTTCTTAGTTAAACCTTCTATTTGTAGTTTTAACTTATGTATCTCATCAGAATGTTGCTCTTGTATCTTTTGCTGATGTCTTCTTAGATCTCCATATCTTTTCTTAAAGGTTTTTTCTTCTGCATCTAAAGATTGAGTTTCCTCCTTATCTTTTTCTGCTTCTTCTATTTGTTTATTCTCAGCATTTCTAGCTGCTTCTAGTTCTTGTATTTCTTTTTCTTCTTCTTCTATGCTTATTCTTTTATACATTATTGGTGCTGATTTTACTTCTTCTTGTACTGATTCCATTTTAGTTTCTTTCTTTCGGGGGCATCTAGTAGCTTTTCACCATGAAAAGGGTAGAAGGTAGCCCTGATTTGACTATGCTGCTTTTACATAGCCTACGCCTTCAACGTATCTTCTTTCACCCATAATACCTGAACCTTTATCTTCTTTTACAGGTATTGCTGATGCTCCTCTATCACTATCTAGGATACTTGCTGCATAACCTAGTTTTTGAGGATCAGCAGGTCCATCTAAATCATAAGACTTAATTGCTGCCTTATATTCTTCTGTAGCTTCAGGATTAAAATTATCTGGATCTTGATTTATTATACCAGTTATTTTATCATTAGCTTGGTAGTTATTATAATCTAATTCTGCACCAAAGTCATCAATTTCATTAAAGAATATTTTCTTTAACATATCTCTATTGGTAGCACCTTCAGGTATATCTTCAGCTTTTATACCATCTCTAAGCATTCTACGTTTATCTGTTAATGCATCTAAACCATTTTTTAACTGTTCGTTTAATGTGCTTGGACCCTGACCAAGTAAATCATTTGAACCAGTTTTGTATTGATCCATTACGTCAACAAAATTTTCACTGTCTACTCCTGCTTTTCTTAATAACACTTGCAATTCTTGATCGTTATTGTATGCATTATTTCTATCTTGATTAGGTCTATATACAAGGTCAGCTTTTTCTTGACGTTGTTTAAACAAATCACCCTGTAGTTTACGACCATAATAGTTCTCACTATCAGGATCTGTACTAGCTGTATTTAATTCAGGAAACTCAAATCCTTGTATATCCCCTTTTATTTCGTCATACGTTTTAGGTTTAGGTAAGGCTTCTGCCATTTCATTCATAGCACCTTGAGTAAGATTACCACCTACTTGACCTACACCAGCTATGTTATAGTTTACTGAACCACCATTAGCATAACCTTTACGTTGCATGAGTCCACCTTTATTTATTTCCGCACCACCACCCATGCCACCATCTTCTTGTCCTTCTCCTGTATCATCTCCTGCTGATTCCTGATCAGTTGCACCTAAACCATGTTGAGGTGACTGAGTTTCATCTTCATCACCAGGATCTACTTCTGATTGTGGATCGTAACCTAAGCTAATAGCTTTGTCATCATCGCTTACAGTATCGTCATCACCTGACATACCAATGATATCTTTAAGAGATTTAATTGCTGCTTTTTTAAAATCTTCAAATGTTTCATACTCTTTTTCAATGCCTTGATTTTTTCCACCAGGATCGCCTTGATCCCCAGATTGATCAGGATCTTGATTATAATTAACTATAGTATCATCCATAGTAATATTACCACTAGGAGTTTTTATGTTTATAATACCTACATCACGATCATAGGTAGTAGTAAATCCTTGTGGGGATCTTTCACTAGCAATGTTTTCTCGTAGATCTCCTATATCTACATTTCTATTTATGGCAGCACCCTCATTAAGTTTAGGTGGACACATCATACCTTCTTTAGGTTTACCTGCAATAATTATAGTTTCATGCATTACACCTTCTTTAGGCTCTAGAAAAGTCATTTCTTTATCATCATCTTCAGGCTTGCCATTCTCATCAACATTCTGGATCATACCTAGATCCTCCATCTGTTGTATCTCACGTAGCACACCTCTATGCATATCCATGATACGCTCTAAGCCTATATACTTTACAACATTAGCAGGTAATACATACTCACCTTCAGATAACATAGCAGGTATATCATCAGCTACTTCTTCTGGTGTAGCTCCTGGTGGAGGATCATTCTTCTCAGACTTTTCTTTTACAAAATCTACTTCTTTAACTGATCCACCTTCTTTAAGGTTTAGCTCATCTGCTTCAAATACTTCATCTTCATCACTAACATCACCTAGACTAGAAAAGAACTCAGTAAATATACTGTCACCTGTAGGTATTTCTTCCATTTCTTCTTCTGAAGGTATCAGAGTTCTATCCTCTGGTGCTTCTATTTGAGGCGGTATGTCTTTAAATTTTCTAGGTGACTCCTCATTAATTAACATTTTTAAAGTATCATCTATGGGTTTTACCATAGGCATAGGTACAACTTCTCTATCATCATTTATAGTTGTAGTTGCTTCAAACTCAGGATCAATATCAGAAAATTCCTTTAATGGATCATTAGTTTCATTAGCAACAAACTCAGGATCAATATCAGAAAATTCCTTTAATGGATCATTAGTTTCATTAGCAACAAACTCAGGATCAATTAAGTTTCTTTCTCTAGGAGTTATTGCTTGAGGAGGTAAATCTAATTGTGTTCTAGGATTTTCTTCATCTCCAGAATCTACTTCTAATGTAGGTTCTGGTATTCTCTCTTCTTCTAACATTCTGTCTGTATCAGACATAGTTTGCTCTGTAAATTCTTGAGCTAATTTTACATCTTCTGGTAATACATCTACTTTATCTAAACCGTATTTAGCAACATCATTAGGATTTGAAATAATTCCTACCATATTAGCTAATTTACCTACTCTGTTATCTAATCCTTTAACTGTTTTACCTTTTGAAATTCTTCTAGATTCTTTTATTACATCATATAATGTATCTTCATTTTTATCTGACATATACGTAGTAGATGCTTTTATTAAATTTTTAAACATTTTACCAGTGTTAAACATAGCATCGATAACTAATGTTTTAAGATTGTCTGATAAATCTGCATACTCTTTTCCTACTTTTGAATCTTCAGATAATTCTTTATCTATATCGTTTGATATTTTAGTAGCGACTTCTTTTGCTTGATCAATGGTTAAATCATTTAAATTATAACCTAAACTTTTAGCAGCTTTTTTATTTCTAGTAGTAGCCGTTGGATTTTTATCTGGATCGTTTACAATACCATAAGGTAAAGTTTTAATTTTTTTTAAATCTTTATGCTTTACAGTGCCTTCTAAAGTAGGTAATGTTTTTATATGTAATTCTACTGCTGTAGCCATATCAAGTTCCTTTTAATACTGTCTGTACTTCTACTTGCATAGACTTTAACTTTCTAAGCATAGCAATAGCACCTTGCGCTCTGTATATCTCTACTTCATCATCACTCTGCTCTAGCACACGTAGCGCATCGTGTCTCTTAGAGTCTAAGTATAAACTAAATAGTTCCTCAAAATCTGGTGTATTGACTAACGGTAAAATGTCTCTAGCAGTTTTAACGTCAAGCATTACCACCACCTCCTTGCTGTAGCATAGCCATTAGCTCTGGTGGTATTTGTTCTCCACCACCTTGCGGTGCTTGTGCTTGTTGTTGTTGCTGTTGTGTTCCTGCATTAGGTCCACCACCTGTAGCAAATCCCTGTTCTCCTGGTGCTGGTGCTTGACCAGTTCCTATATTACCACCTCCTGCACCTGTAGGATCTTGTTGTGGTTGTGGGTTCTCTGCTACAATTTGTTGTTGCATCTGTTGTAATAGTAATGCCTGTCTAAATGCTTCTTCAGGATTGTTTGTTACCTTATCTACATCCAGATCCATAGTTGCTGCTATCTCACGCATGATGTATGGGAACTTAGCAAATGGTGCTAGTACAGGACTGCTTGCAATCTGTAAGAAACTAATAAGACGCTGAGATCTAACTTCATTCTTCATAAAGCTTTCAGTACCTCTGGCCCTAATTTCTAAATCACCTTTTATCTCTGGATCAAAGTCAAACTGCATATTAAATGCAAACAATGCCTCACCCATAGGACGTAGCATATAGTCATCCATGTTTTTAATTACTGTACGGATAGCATTACTGGCTGCACCCATCAACATAGATATGCCTGATGCAGTTCTACCTGTACCTTGCACACCAGTTTGTCCATATGAATATGACGGTAATCCTGATGACTCATCTGATAATACTCTTGCCTTATCAAACAACATCATATTTTCACTTGACACGTTTGGAAATTTAGTACCAAATATAGCTTGACCAGGCGCACCACCTTGTCTTCTAAAAATTTTACCAGGATATACTGTAAGATCCTGACCAGGTGCTAGGTTTGTTTCATCTACCTCAATTAATAGATTACCAGATAGAATAGCATTGTCAACTGCTAATCTCATAAAGCCATTCATTAGTGTTTGAGTATCATCCATGTTTTCTGATAATCCTACACCAAAGAAACTATATGGGTTTAGTTCGTATGGACTAGCAACATAAGGAATACGTTTAGGTACAAACGGATTGATAACAAATCTTAGAATCTCATTATTACAGGTCCAACAGTTAATCTGTATCTCATCATCATTTAGATACTGCTTCGGTATTTCTAGTCCTTGATCTTCCGCTATCTCTTTATCTATTGTACCCCAGAACTCTAATACTTCAAAGCGTTCTACATCACTACCACCAGAATAGTTACCTGAACCAAACTCTGAGCTTACTTCATTGTCTGTTAGGCTTTCTTCCCACCATTCACGATCATAGTTCTCACCACCTAGTATAGCTTCTTCTATTGCAGAGGATCTAAAGAATGGACGTTTCTTTAATGCACGTAGTTGAGATCTGGTAAGTCTGTGTCTTTCTACTACATAGGTACAGTCTTCTATATTAAATGCATCTGGATCTGGATAAAAATCCCAAACTGATGTATGCTCTACTTTAGGTACAGTTACAATAGATGGATCGTAGTTACCCTCTTCATCCCAATTAGGATACTCTTTATCTACAGCAAACGGACCTTTCATTATTGCAGTACCAAACAATACACACTCAAATACAGAGTGCCTTAAATGTTTAGTTGCAGCGGATTCTTCTAGTTGATCTTTAATTTTCTTTTCCATCTTCTTAGCAGCAGCCATAGCTGGATGGAATGTAATAGCAGATTGTGTCTGTCCTGGTCCTTCTTTAAGACCTTCTAAATCTTCTAGGTCTTCCTGTAGTGAACCTAATCTTTCTTTTAGAATATCTGTGGTATCACCTGGTTGTAGATCATTACCATCACCAGGAGAACCATACATACTCCTAAACTCTTCCATAGCCTTTTC